TCTTGCTCAACTAAATCAGACGATACATGGGGTGACACGGACATCTCAGGTGAGTCAACAGAAGTACAAGCAATATGCAATGCCGTTTGGACAGACGCAGTGAAGACTGCATATCAAACAGCAATGGATGCAGCAGAAATATAAAGGGGTTATCTAAATGACTAAAGCTAGACAATTAGCAGACTTGGGTAACGCCTATGACGATGGGGCTTTGTCGAACAGGAATATGATAATCAATGGTGCTATGCAAGTGGCACAACGTGGGACGAGTGCTACAACATTTGCATATGGAACTGTGGATAGGTTTAAACCATCAGAAGGTAGCACAAGTAGTTTAGCCATAACTCAAACTCAAGACACAAACGCACCTTCAGGTTTTAGTAACTCTTTTAAAATTACAGTTAATACTGCTGAAACAATGTCAGGGTCAAAACAGTTAGCATTTTTCCATGCTATAGAAGCACAAAACCTACAACAACTAGGGTACGGAACATCTGATGCAAAATCTGTAACTGTTTCGTTTTGGGTTAAGTCAAGTGTAACAGGTGCTTACTGTCTATCACTATACGAAAATGATGATAACAGGAATATTGGTGCTACTTATACAATTAACTCAGCCAATACATGGGAATATAAAACTATAACTTTTCCACCAGATACAGTCGGTGTAATAGACAATAACAATGGTGGAGGTTTGGAAACTTACTTCTTCCTTTCTGTTGGAGCTGATAGAAAATCAGCAGACAATACTTCATGGGCAACATGGTCTGCCGCAAGGTTTGGCTATGGGCAAGTAGCTGACGTAGCAGGGACAACTAACGCAACATGGCAAATCACAGGAGTCCAACTAGAGGTCGGCGACACTGCAACTCCATTCGAGCATAGGTCATACGGAGATGAACTGGCGAAGTGTCAGAGGTATTATCAAAAATTTCCTGATGCATTGCAACTTCCAGCCTATCAAGATGGTAGCACTGGTGTAAATGCTAGTCTTAAACTAAGTCCAAATATGAGGGCAACAACACCTTCAATAGCTACTGACGGCAGTGTTTATCTTTGGAGGCATAACGGATTTCAATCTCAAGAAAACCCTACAATTACTCCCTCGTCTATAAGTGGTTCTAATATAACTTTAAGTGTAGCAGGGTATTCTGGGGGATCTAATGGTTATGTTGCCAACCTTTATATAAGTAACTTGGAGATTTCAAATGAGCTATAGCATTAATCAATATACATCTATTATTTTAGATAAGACTATAACATCTATAATGTGTGGTGTTACAAGATTTAACATCCCTATGGATGCGCAAAATGCAGACTATCAACGTGTACTTGATGATATAATAAAACACGGCGCAGACTGCTTTGAAGGTGACATCCCAGAAGATTTACAGGCTTCAGCAGATGCTAAAAGGGATGCCACATAGTGAATAGATTAATATTAGACACAGCCAATCACCACTACGCAGAGATACTCAAGCAAGTCGAAGCTGGTACTTTAACTATTGCGGATGCTGAGTAAAGAAACTTTGAGGTTGACAACCGTAATCAACTTGGGGTATAATGGCAACAATAGACCAAATAAGACAAGCAGCTGAGACTGACTTAGCAACATTCATCAAACTGATAGCACCTGAACAAGTACTAGGGCAATGTCACGAAGATGTTTGTGATTGGTGGACAAGACCAGATCATAAGTCACATCAGTTATTACTGTTCCCTCGTGATCACGGTAAGTCAAGACTTATAGCTTATCGTGTAGCATGGGAATTAACAAAAGAACCAACTCTTAGAATCCTGTATATATCAGCAACAGCTAACCTAGCTGAGAAACAATTAGGATTCATAAAGGGTATCTTAACTTCTGAGATATACACAAGGTACTGGCCTGATCATGTCAATGCTGACGAAGGCAAACGTACCCGATGGACAAACTCAGAGATTATGCTAGACCATCCTGATCGTAAGAAAGAAAATGTTCGTGACCCATCTGTTTTTACTGGCGGCCTTACTACTTCTCTTACAGGGATGCACTGCGACATTGCTGTACTCGATGATATAGTCGTATACGAGAATGCGTACACAGGTGAAGGCAGAAATAAAGTTAAGAGCCAATACTCTCTTTTGTCATCCATTGAGGGTGCTGACGCAAAGGAGTGGGTAGTAGGTACTCGTTACCACCCAGCTGACTTATATAACGATCTTCTACAGATGACAGAAGACTTGTATGATGATGACGGTAATAAGACAGGTGATGACAACATCTATGAAATCTTTGAGAGGCCAGTTGAAGATAGTGGTGATGGTACAGGGCAGATGCTATGGCCTCGTACTCAAAGGAAAGACGGTAAGTGGTTCGGGTTCGACATACGAGTCCTAGCTAAGAAAAGAGGACAGTACCTAGACAAAGGACAGTTTAGAGCACAGTACTACAATGACCCAAGTGATCCTGATAATGTACCTGTAGGTCGTGATAAGTTTCAGTATTATGACCGTAAACACCTAAGACAAGACAATGGGTACTGGTTCTACAGAGACAATAAACTTAACGTATATGCAGCAGTTGACTTTGCATTTAGTTTATCTAAGAAAGCTGACTATACAGCTATCGTTGTCATAGGAATAGATGCTGAGAATAATGTGTATGTGTTAGATATTGACAGGTTTAAGACTGACCGTATATCTGATTACTTCCAACACATATTTGATTTGTCAACCAAGTGGTCATTCCGTAAGATGAGAGCTGAGACAACAGTAGCTCAGGTTGCAATCGTTAAGCAGCTAAAAGAATTAGTTAAACAACACGGTCTATCTATAAGTATAGAAGAGTACAGACCTAACAAGAACCAAGGTAATAAACAAGAACGTATAGCTTCAGCTTTAGAACCTAGGTACGACAACCTTAGTATGTGGCACTACAGAGGTGGTAATACTCAAATACTAGAGGAAGAGTTATCCTCTCGCAACCCACCACACGATGACGTAATCGACGCATTGGCCTCTGTGGTAGACATGGCTATAAAGCCCTCACGTAGTGTAAGACGTACACGAGATAACGTTGTACAATTTAATTCAAGATTTGGTGGAGTTTCCTTCTAATGGCTGGCACAACAGTTGACATCGAAAATATTATTAATCCTCACAGTGTAGCAGTTGACATTGCAGACCGTTGGACATCATGGAATAATTCTAGAAAACCTAAGCTAGAGGAATGGAAAGAGTTACGTAACTATATCTATGCTACAGATACTCGTACAACATCTAACTCTAAGTTACCTTGGACTAACAGTACGACAACACCTAAGCTGACACAGATAGCTGACAACTTACATGCTAACTACTTCTCAGCTTTGTTTCCACAGAAACGTTGGTTCAGATTCGAAGCTGAAGACCAAGAGTCTAACACTAAAGCTAAACGAGATGTCATCCAAGCCTATATGGATAACAAGGTTCGTCAGTCTAACTTCGAGAATACAACAAGCAAAATACTTAATGATTACATCCAGTATGGTAACTGCTTTGCTACTATTGATTTTGTCAAAGACTATACAACGTATGAGGATGGTGAAAGGGTTGTCAACTACATAGGTCCTAAGCTAGTACGTATATCACCTTTCGATATTTGTTTTAATCCATTAGCACCTGACTTCGATAACTCCCCTAAGATTGTCCGATCTATTATGACAACAGGTGAGATCAAACGTAAGATTGCTGAAACAGTTGACAACAAGTACATGGAAGAAATCTTCGATAAGATGTTGGTCAACCGTTCAGCTGCGAGTGGTAACGATGTTGACGTAGCTAAGTCACAAGCATTTATTGCAGATGGGTTCTCATCCCTACAGGAATACTATGAGTCTGAGTATGTAGAAGTCCTAACATTTTACGGTGACATATACGACCAAGATACTGATACATTCCACAAGAACCGTATCATTACAGTTGTTGACCGTGCATACATTCTCACCAATGAACAGAACCCTAGCTGGTTAGGTAAGTCACCTGTCTTCCATGCTGGTTGGAGAGAACGACCTGACAACCTATATGCAATGGGCCCTCTTGATAACTTGGTAGGTATGCAGTACCGTATTGACCACCTAGAGAACTTAAAGGCTGATGTCTTTGACCAGATCGCATACCCTATCCTTAAGATACGGGGTGACGTTGAGGACTTCGACTTTGAACCAGCTGCTCGTATCTACTTAGGTGATGAGGGTGATGTTGGTTATCTAGCACCTGACTCAACTGCACTTAATGCTGACTTCCAGATTCAAGGTTTAGAAAACAAGATGGAGATGTTAGCTGGTGCACCTCGTGAAGCTATGGGTATCCGTAGTGCAGGTGAGAAGACAGCCTTTGAGGTACAGTCCTTAATGACAGCTGCAGGTCGTATCTTCCAGCACAAGACAGCTCACTTTGAACGTGTGTTCCTAGAACCAATCTTAAATACAATGCTAGAAGCTGCCAGACGTAACATGGACTATGCTGATACGATCAGAGTACTTAACGAAGACACTGGCATATTCTTCTTTGAGCAGATAACAAAAGAGGACATAGCAGCTAACGGTAAGATCATCCCTATGGGTGCTCGTCACTTTGCTGAACGTGCTCAACGTGTACAGTCAATCACACAGCTGTACCAACTTAAACTACAAGACCCAACGATTGCTGCACATATGTCAGGTAAAGAGTTTGCTCGTATCTTAGCTGATGAGCTAGGTGAACCAGCACTGTTCTCTGAGAATATAACTGTCATAGAACAAATGGAAACACAGAAGATTGCTACAGAAGCTCAGGTTCAATTCGAAGAAGAACAAGAGATTGCAATCGAGAAGGGCTTATAAATGAAGTCAGCTTGGTTTAACAAATGTAAAACTAAAGAAGAGAAATTGGCAGTTCGTCAGAGCATCATGTCTAACCGTGAGAGCCTAGAACGCCTACAAGAGATTCTTGAGCCTATGCGAAAGGATACCCTACCTACAGCAGACTATGACAGCCCCTCGTGGGCTTATAAGCAAGCTGACAGGATAGGATACAACCGAGCACTAACCACTGTGCTTGATCTTATTAACTTAAACAAGGAATAATATTATGGTATTTACTGAGGGAACTGAAACCACACAGACCACTCAGCCAGAGCAAACACAAGA